CTTTTGCAGCCTTGTTTGCACGAGCCTTAGTAGCTGATTCATTTTCAGGTTCTTTGCGTGTCTCTGTAGGAGCATCGTCATCATCAAACTCACTACCGGCACCACCAGATTGTACGTATTCTTTGAACTTATCTTCATCAATACGAATATTCTGTAGCTGTGCAAAGTGACCAAAATCATTATCAGTAGTTCGGTATGAAACGTCAGCAATTGTACCGTTTGAAATTAGACGACTAACAGTAATCTCTGTACGAATCTTAACACCATCCTCAAGAGTATCTAGGAATACCTTTGGACGATATTTCTCATCAAACACTTCACCATCCTTGGTAGCAGCTTTTTTCAGTTTGATTACAAATACTTCATCATCTTCTCCGAAAGGGGACTTCATCTTGAACTTTTCTTCAAACTCTGCTACCTCAAATTCCTTAGCTTTTTGCTTAGGGAACTCTTTATTCCAAGCTTTAGCTGTAGCTTTATCTACAATACAATCAATTACATATTCCAAATCTTCTGATTTGTATTTCTTACCCGGTTCAGCGATCTTAGCGAAAGCTACAGGTACATTCTTTAACACTTTTACATTATCTTGTTTTTTAACAGTTGCCATTGCATTTGCTCCTAATTACATTTGTTGGATAATTTGTTGGAATAATATTTATTCCTCCTGAAAATGCTAGTTTGTTTCNNCCCATGTAAACTAGCAAAGCATGTTGTACTACTGGTTGAGCATATGCCCAATGTTGGCTTAAACGACATATAAATATGTCTAGCGGTTAACACCAACACAACTGAATACTGAATGAGGCAGCTACCCTCATGTCCGTGTCTGATTGCTAGTCAGGATTGACAGTATTCATGTGTCTTAGTGCTATAGTAGCAGCCCTTCCCTGCCTCGGTACAGTATTCTTAGTAGCCACTATCTGTACATAGTGTTGCAAGCTCAGAAGCATGTTCCTGTGCTTCCTAGCTACATTCTTTATTCATGAATTGAGAATATCACCACTCTTCATAGCTCATAAACGGGTTTACCGAAAACACTAACATCGCTTTCCCTGCCCACTCTGGATGATCCACTTTGTTCTTTAGTTTCCATCCAATATAAACACGTAAACATTTACCCTTGAACGTTTTCTTTACATAATAAAACATAAAACGATGTTTACAGGTTGCATAACACATTCCTTCGGATAGTGGACGATTACCTACAAGTGGATTACCTACAAATGTGACAACATCACTTGATTTGATTTCTACACCCATGACGTTACGAGAGAACGTATAAGCTGTATTGCGGAATAACCAACACACACGTTTCAAGTAGATACGAACAGGGTCTAGTGAATCACCTTTACAGTTCAAGAATAGAAGATGTTCATATTTCCATCCATCATCACCATCAAGAGTATTGTCGTAAGTATCAAACCATGACAACCATCGTGGAAGTTTTGCTTCATGTGTTGCAAATAGAGGTAAAATTGGTGAAAGAATCATTCCTAAGATTGTCATAAACCAATCTAGAGGAACACTTAAAATGTATCGAATATACATTATTTCTCCTTTTGTTGTTTGGTGGGCCTGCCGTGAATCGAACACGGATCAATCGGTTATGAGCCGATTGCTTATACCATTAAGCTACAGGCCCTTAAATGGTTCTTGCAATTCTATTCTCAACTCACACTACTCCTAAATTCTGGCGGACTCGGAAAGATTCGAACTTTCGTAATGGCGCGGTAGAAACACGCTGCTTATCCTCTAAGCTACGAGCCCAAAACTTATTACAACTTTCTTAACAAAACAGATGAATAACATCACTAGCTATAAACATGAGGTGATAACAACCACCATTTAAAATTCTTATGCTAGATTGTACAAGATTTTAGCTATACGATTTAAAACATAAAGATTAAATCACAAACTTCAATCAACAAGCTTTTAGCTATCAGCTATCAGCTTTAACATTCTCTTTTAATATATATGTACATTATGATTTCAGGTCATATGTAAACATTTCTATTCACCATGAATGTCAGTAGGCTTTTCCGTCTGCCTACCATAGACGTGTTATATTTCTGTTTGATGCTACCATCTGTTTTGTTAAGAGAGCTAATGCTCTCATTAATTTTAGAAGTTTACTTCCACTTCGGTTTTTGCGTTAGCTTCTGAAAGAGTGAAATCAAGCTCCAACACAATATTATCTACCTCTTTCTGCATTTTGTCAATCACTTGTTGCAAGTCTCTTGGAGCAATCACTTCAGCTTTCAGGCCCGGAGATACAAGATTACGAATTGCTTCAATCTCTTGTTCTGAGGCTTTCTTTGTGCCACTATTCAAAGCTGTCAATTGAGCTTCAACACGCTGTTGGATAACTTCCTCCTGTTTTTGTACAAGAACTGTTGCTTGTGCCAATTGATGACGGAGCATATTAATTAAGTTTTGGCGCATCGGAATACTAGCTTTCAACGCAACAGCTTCGTCAATTGTCATTGCAATATTGTTTACAACAACCTTAGTGGTAGCATTTGCGTAATTGCGTACAGACTTTAGATGAGCTAGTCGCTGCATCCGATCAACAATGCTCTGCAAGTCGCCGTCAACTGTTTTAGCCATTTGATCTAGACGGATATCAACACCTTGTCCTACTTTCACCCCTACGAATTTTGTTGCAGCAATGTCTGTTGGTAGTTTAGTTTCAAGATTTTTAATCTCAGCCAATACACGTTGTAGTGTTACTTTTACCATTTATTTTCTCCTTAAATTTTAACAATGAAACGTAATTTTACTCTTCAATAATACCTTTGTCAACTAAGTATTTTTGCATGTGTTGCAAAGCCTTGATTAGATTAGGAATATCTTTTGGATATACATTGTATCCGCTGCCCCAAGCAAAATCAATTACTACAAGTCTTTCTTCTTCATCGTAACGCACACTTTCAATATCACCGTCTTGGTTAGTGTAACCAAATGTATCAACAACTTCCTTTTCTTTATCCACCATATACATCAAATTTCTCCTTCATTTTCTTTGCCTGTTTGTGTAATAAATTAATCTCTTGCTCTGTTATATCTACAATACCACGTTCACTGAACACTTTCAACATCTTAACAACTCTGAATGTTCTTGTCAACGGGTAGAAGAAATTATTGTTATGTCCACCTCTGCTTGTACGCTCACACGCAGGCCACCATACAGGCGGGAGATGGAACGCAGCAAATTTTATATCAATCTCTGTTTCACCGTCAACAAGAAGTTTTTTCAACATGCTTACAATCTGTTGATACTGTGCATTATTAAACTCTTTACGATACTTGTCAAGAACTTTGTTAGCCCCTTTTGGTTTTCTTCCACGCTTAGGCTTCAAGTGCTCTGGAACAATTACTTTCTCAGGGAAATCAGGATGATTACCATCCCGTATCCACTGAATAATGTTTAATGGAATTGTTGTATCGTGAACAATACTTCTACAAGATACTCCTGAAGCTATTTTATCACGGATATCTTTAATTTGTTCATGTGTTATACCACAACGTTCAATCCAAAATACAGAAGGCACCTTTCTGCGATACCCACCATTACAAACAGGGCTATCATCATACAAGTATTGTGCATCTGCCGGAGAGAATACATTCCAATCTGAGAAATCTAGGTAATTATCCAACATCAGCTCCAATCAATAGTTTACTAGCTTCCTCTACATAATAATCAATGTCAATCTTGTCAATGTCAAAATTATCCATATTATTACAAGGTACAACATTCCACGATGTATCAATGCCCATTCTACGCCATTCCTCTTGTCCTTCTAGTGGGGGCATAATCTTTACAAGCTTACCACCATCTTTGCAAGGGTAATACCTACAAATGTTTTGTAGAACAGTTTCTTCCTCACCTTGTACAAGCACAAGTTTACTAGAACGTGGTACTTTGGTACGCAACATGAAATCCCATTTATTATCAGGATTTTTAGAATGCTCCAATACAAATTCAGCAATATCTTTACCATGAAGCATAGCAGCTTCAGCAGCTTTTGGGATAACCAATGCTGAATGGTTTTGATGCCATCCTAAGTCCTCATATTGATATGCTCCTTTACGTTTGACTTTACCGTTTGTATATAATGCAATATAGTTATTTACATCACGAATGTACATTTTTGAATATTCAGCATATTCTAATTGCAAACCTACTTGTTTCTGCCACTCATCACAAATATTATAATACTCAGTTTCCATACCGACAGGAACAGCTACAGTAACACCATCAGTATTGACTTGAATAATCTTTAACTGTGGAATATCCAATAATTTTTCTGCAAGTAGACACAATGATAACTGCCCGTTAATAGTAATACTCATTGTGTATTTTGGATCATAAAATACTGAATATTGATTATTTGAATCGCCATATACTCCGTTCAATGCTAGTTTTAACATTGCATTTTCAGCAGTGCCTTTTGCAAAACTTTTACGTTGCTTATAAACATCTTCATAAATATCACAGAATCTTTCTGTCAAATGTTCTGGATACACTCGATTTGCAATAGCAATATTTGGATACATTGAACTAACATCGGCATCAATTAAATTATATTTGCGTGTACTTCTGGCAATTTTATTTTCTAGACTACCATGAATACCACCTGTACCAAAATCAAATCTAAATCCGTCTACAACTACATTCAGGGTATCAGCAACTTTCCAACATCCCCAATATGATTTCTTAGCAACCCTCACCTTCTTTGGTTTCTTCAGAATATCAGGATTTCCATCTTCGTCTAACGGATATTCAAGTACATGATTTCCCTGTTCGTCAAATAACCATTCCATTGCTTTTAGTTCTTCTTCCTCAATCCACCCAAGGGGATGTTGTTTTTTAAATTCAGCAACATCTCTTTCAGATGGTTTACCTTTAAACTTTTTACGTTTTTCTGTAAGAACAGCATACTTTGCTACATCACCAAGCAGATATTCTTCAATATCAGAGAACACACCTTTTGTTTCTGTAATATTTTGTTTCTTAAACCACTCTAACACTGCAATAAACTCTGGTCGTTTGAAATCATAATATTTGAATAAACATTCATTAATTTTAATGACTGATCTTTTACTCTGATTCATTGCACGTTTACCATTCTTCATAATGTATACAGGAATCTTAGATTTCTCTAATTCCATAATAAAATAGTCTTTACCAATTTTAGTATCATT